TGAATATTGTTTGGCTTGACGGAGACTGGTTCGTAATAGAACCGCAAAACGGAGCCTATATAAGTTTAGGATCTTACCCTAATAAAAATAACATAAAGGCGATCATCTTTTAGTGTAAAACTATTTATTATGGAACTGGACTTTTCAAAGCAAATTTCGGAAGCTGGCAAAACCGGACTGTGGGAAAACATTAGAAATAAGAAAAAAAGAATGGGCAAAAACTACCGCCCAGCAAAACCCGGTTCTCCAGACCGTCCAAGCAAAGAAGCTTGGCAGAAAGCGCAGGCCGCTATCGAGTTAACCTACACAGAGGCAGAGAAGAAGACTCTTAATAAGCCTTTCCGCCTACCATCCGGTTCCAAAAAGAAGTTTGGCGTTTACGTAAAGAATCCAAAGGGCAATGTTGTAATGGTTAAGTTTGGCGATCCCAATATGGAGATTAAGCGAGATGATCCAGATCGCCGCAAGAACTTCCGCGCACGCCATCAATGCGACTCCAACCCCGGTCCTAAGTGGAAGGCTCGCTACTGGTCTTGCAGAATGTGGGAGGGCGGCAAGTCTGTAACCCAAGTTACCAAAGGCTCGCTTGAAGAAGATCTGTATGAACAGCAAATGTTAATGCAGGAAAATCCAGAGCTTAATAACGTAGAAGAGGTAGAGGAACCAGAAGATGAAGGTATGGATTATGCCAAAGACGCTGCCGAAATGGCTTACTCTAATGTTATGGCTATAAAAAGAAATATTGCGATGATTGAAGCTTTGGCTAATTCTTCAGAAGAAATTAAAATGGAACTTGGAGAATCTTGGCTAAGTGGTAAATTAGTTATTTGTGACGACTATCTCAACTCAGTAGTTAAGTATTTAGCTTCAGAAGAGTAATACTATTGAATTTTATTTTTTAATAGGTAAAATAGACTTAGAGAAATGGTAAACTCTAAGTCTATAACTCTTTTTGCAGCATCTTGGCTTGACCAGCTTAAACCAACGTCTAGGATTATTGAGCTTTGTATAAAACTCTTTCCTTACTTTGATGACGTAGTGCATATAAACAGTATCACAAGTAGCAAAGATTATAACAAATTTATGGTCGAAGATCTTCACAAGTTTATAAAAACAGACTTCGTGATGACAGTTCAGGCAGATGGCCATATCATAAATCCACATCTTTGGAGAGATGAATTTTTAAACTACGACTATATCGGCGCGCCTTGGTGGTCGTATGGAGTATGTGGTAACGGAGGATTCTCTTTAAGAAGCTCTAAGTTTCTTTCGGCTACTTCGGAAATAAAATACAGCCACATCCATAGCTATTATGAAATTTATCCAGAAGATGTCTTTTTATGTATGGAAGACGGCAAAAGAGATTTCCTAATAAGTAAAGGAATAAAGTTTGCCGATATGCATACCGCATTTAAGTTTTCATTTGAAAAGCCAACCAAAGAGCTTCCAAATCATACAATAATGGATTCTTTTGGTTTTCACGGCAAGAATAATTGCCCTGCCCCTATAACATATGCAAAAAACCTTTTACTATAAAACTATGGAATATATTTTATTGGGTCTATCATACTAAAAACGTAATGAAAGAAGACCTTTTTTATCAAAAAAACTATTGGCTAAATTTTGCAAAACACCCAGATAAAGATTTAATCAGTAGAGATCTGCACGGCTCTTGGGACGCCTCAAAACAGGCTTACACAGAATATACAGAAATAAATCCTATTCATTTAGAAGTATTAAAAGCAAATACGTCTATGAATAGAGTTCTTGACTTTGGCGTTGGGATGGGTAGAAATAGACCTTACTTAAAAACATTATTCTCTGATGTTCACGGCTTTGATACCGAGCCAATGGTTAAAAATTTTAAATCTAAAAATCCATCAGAAAACAATGTGTTTGATGATTGGGACGATGTCTCTAGATTTAATTATGATGCTGTTTATGAGTCAGTTGTAATGCAACATATTCCTCCACAGGAAGTCATATACAGATTATATCAAATATCTAGCATCAGTAAATATTTAGTTAGCTCCACAAGGTGCTACAATGATTTTTTAAGGAACTTCAGCGCGCAAAAATTTGGAGTAAATATTGCCTGTTTGATATCCTCAATAGACGCATTTGAAGTTGTTGATTGTTCAATTGATCTTTCTTTAGCAAAGAATTTAATGAACGAGACTCATTATCAAATTCTGTATAAATCAAAAAATTTTAAATGAAAGCGCCAAGAGCTTCAATTCTCACATCGATTTATAACGGAGAAAAATTTCTTGATGATTTTTTACAAAATGCTATTTCTCAAACATTTATAAATGAGGTTGAGATTTTACTTCTTGACGCAAAATCTACAGACAGTTCAGGGGAAATTATAAAAAAATATAAACATCCAAGTTTAAAATATAAAAAGCTAGATAAAAGATATTCAATATACGAAGCTTGGAATATAGGAATTGAATTATCAAGCAGCCAAATTCTTAGCAATTGGAATATAGACGATAGAAGAAAAAATAATTCAATAGAGACTCAAACGGTATATATGGAAAACAATCCGAATTGTGATGTTTGCTATGGATATGTTGCTTGGAGTTTTAAAGAAAATGAAACATTTGATCAAAATACTTTAAATGAAATTTATCCATGTTTTGACGTTTCTCTTCAAACAATGATCCAAAACAATTCTCCTCATTGCATGCCATTTTGGAGAAAGTCGCTTCATAATAAATTTGGAGTATTCGATGTAAGCTACCCAACTGCTGCGGATTTTGAGTTTTGGATGAAGTGTCTCTATAACGACGCAAGTTTTCATAAAATATACGATATAGTTGGATCTTATTATTACAATCCATCTGGACTTTCAACAAGCTCTCATTCATCAAATATGAAAGAGGGCGAAGAAATAAAAAATAAATACATAAAACTTTTTAATGAAAAAGCTAATATCATTCAGTCTATGGGGCAATAATCCAAAATACTGTATCGGGGCAATTAGAAATGCTGAGTTAGCTCCAATAATTTATCCAGATTGGAAATGCAGATTTTATGTATCTAAGTTTGTTAATAAACAAATTATAGATAATCTTGCAAATTTAAACTCTGAAGTAGTTTTAAAGGAAGAACCTGAAGACTGGACTGGTATGTTTTGGCGTTTTGAAGCAGCTTATGATAATGAATGTCAAGCGGTAATTTTTAGAGATACGGACTCAAGGTTAAATTTAAGAGAAAAAGCTGCTGTTGACGAATGGTTAAATTCTGATAAAACATTCCATATAATGAGAGATCATCCGGCCCACAACTTTCCAATGCTTGGCGGTATGTGGGGCATAAAACCTAGCGGCCAATATGATCTTGAAAATATTTTAAAAAACTTCAAAAAAGAAAATCATTATGGAATAGATTACAATTTTTTTATCTCTGTATTATATCCACTAATTGGAAATGATAAAATTGTTCACGACGAATTTTTTGAGAAGAAAAGCTTTCCATTAAAAAGAAATGGGTATCAGTTTGTTGGAGAAGTCTTTGATGAAAACGACCAAACTTTTCAAGCGCATGTCGATGGATTAAAAGCCGCTATTTCATGAAACTATCTTTTTGTATAACTTGTTATGATGGAGATTATAACTTCTTGGATAGGCTTCTTTTAAATTTGCAAAAACAGACCGCAGCCCCAGACGAACTTATTGTTTATTCAAGTGGATTTGATGATAATCTTTTTTTTAAAAGCGAATATATAGAAATTGCTAGTAAAAAAATTGAGATAAAATACATAAACAGTCTACAAAGAACAATTCAGTCAATTGCGAGAAATATATGTGCTTCATTCGCCTCTGGCGATATTATTATTTTTTTTGATATCGATGATATACCACACTTTCAAAAAATAGAAATAACTAAAAAGTTATTTGATATACACGATCCTGATTTTATAGTGCATTCTTATTCAATGATAGGCGTTGAGGACAAGCAGATAAATCATTCAAAAAGTGTTATCAAAAAAGATCTAGTTTTTAACACTTCCAATACTAACATTTATTCTAAATCATACGACAGCATGGTACATCACGCTCATATAGCTGTCAAAAAGAAATGTTTTGAAAAAGTAAAGTTCAACGAATCTTATGAGTTTTATAGAAAAGAAGACGGCAAATTTTGCCAAGATCTTTTGATGAATAAATTTCAAGGGCTCTATATAGATGAGAAATTAGTTTTTTATACAAACTGATGAAATTTTTCAATTTAGATTGTCATATTGGAGTGAGAGATTTTGCCGAAATATGCAAAGAGCTTGGTCATGAAATTCAACTAGAGAGCCTCTCTGATCATACTCATTTATGCGGTCTCCCTAAAACAGAAAAATTTATACAATATAAGTATCTATGGAAAAATTTAAATCAGAACATTTGTGATGATTTTTATAAAAAATACAGACAAGAACTAAATGACGTATCGTGTTTTTATTGTTTTTATTCGCCATCTTTCAGTTTACTTTATGAAAAATTCGATAAGCCAATTATAATTCATGCTCCAATAAGATTTGAGACTCCTTTTCATAATGATACTAAAAAACTCGAATGGTTTTTTTCGTTTTTGCAAAGAGGAGTGGATGATAAACAAATTTATTTATGCGCAAATAATATGCTGGATAAAATTCATATTGAAAAAACCATAAACAGAGAAGTAGCTTACATTTCAAGCTATTGTGGATATAACAAAAAAACTTGTTTATTAGAAAACGAAAAAATTATTTTTGACAAAAATAGATCGTCTGTTAATTTAGATGAAAAGCGCTTTTATAGATTTGGTGCGGAATATTCGCTTGATGATTTTTATAAATTTAGTGGGTGCGTTATGACGCCATATCATAATTCCACTATGGCTCTTTTTGAAAGATACGCATCAAATATGCCGCTGTTCTTGCCAAGTCTTAATTTTTTAATGGATAATTGGAAAAAAAACCCAATGAATGTCCTTGAAGAAATATCTTGGTTCAAAATAGAAAAAACATATCCACAATATGTTTATGGAGAAGAAGATGTAAATCTTTATCTAAATAAAAAATCAACCGAATTTAATTTTTCTTTGTCCGACTGGTTAGACAAAAACTGGATGAGCAATGTAATTCAATTTGATTCAGAAGATCACCTTAGCGATTTGGTTGACCAAGTTGATAAAAACGCCATTTCTCAAAAAATGAAGGAAGAAAATGTTACTAGAAAACATATAATCTTATCAAAGTGGAAATCGGTTTTTAGTAAAATATGAAAACTTTTATAGCTGGACATAACGGAATGGTTGGCTCTGCTATTGCTAGGCACATTAACAAACCATTCATATTCGCAGAAAAATCAGAATTAGATCTTGAAAACCAAAACCAAGTTGTTAGTTTTTTTGAAAAGCATCGTCCAGATACTGTAATTTTGTGTGCGGCGAAAGTCGGAGGAATTCATGCCAATAATCAGTATAGGGCTGATTTCATTTATACAAATTTACAAATTCAAAACAATATAATCCACTCGTCTTATAAATACGGGGTCAAAAAGCTTTTATTTCTTGGAAGCTCTTGTATATACCCAAAGTTCTCAAAACAGCCAATAAAAGAAGAATATCTTCTTTCAAGCGAACTTGAGCAAACAAATGAGCCATATGCAATTGCAAAAATTGCCGGATTAAAAATGTGCGAGAGCTATCACAGACAGTATGGGTGTAATTTTGTATCCGTAATGCCAACTAATTTATATGGCCCAAAAGATAAGTTTGACGCAAATAACTCTCATGTTCTTCCTGCACTAATTAGAAAGTTTCACGAAGGCAAAATAAATAAATCTCCATTTGTGCAAGTTTGGGGGACCGGAGAGGCAAAAAGAGAATTTATGTATGTGGACGATATGGCAAAAGCCTGCATTCACATACTTGAAAATGTATCCGCAAAAGATATTTATTCACAAGGAATCTCTCAAATAAATGTAGGGATTGGAGAAGACATAAGCATCAAAGAGCTTGCTTGTAAAATTGCTGATACGGTTGGCTATACTGGGGAGATTAGATTTGACACATCAAAACCAGATGGTACGCCCAGAAAGCTTTTAGACATTACTAGGTTAAATAACCTTGGATTCAAAAGCGAAACTGATCTTTCTACTGGTTTAAAAATAACCTACGAATGGTTTTTAAAAAATATTATTTAAAATGAAATGGCCGCTTAACGTAGACAATTTTACATTTTTTGACAGGTTAAAAATTTGTTCTTTTATTCTGAACAAGAATAATAGATGGACGCAGGGAAGCCTTGTCCATCAATTTGAATTAGCTATGGCAGATTTTATTGGCAGCAAATATGCCATATATTGCTCAAGCGGCTCGACCGCTAATACAATGATTGCAATGCACCTTGCCGATAAAGAGAAAAACAAAAATATTGTAGTTTTTCCATCTACAACTTGGACAACATCAGTTGGACCATTTATTAGAGAAGGGTTTCTTCCCAAATTTATTGACGTATCTCTTGAGGATCTTTGCTTCAACTATGATTTGCTTGAGGAGTTTGTATCGAAAAATAAAGATAATATTGCAGCAATTTTCCCAACGAGTCTGCTTGGCTTTGTTCCAGATATGCCTAGGTTAAAGCAAATAGCTCAAACCTATGGTGTGAGATTAATGTTTGATAACTGCGAAAACACATTTGGGACTTTTGATGATAAAAATATATCATCTTTTGCGACTTCTACCACAAGCACGTATTTTGGGCACCATCTTCAAAGTGTAGAAGGCGGATTTATATTTACAAATGACTTAGAAGAGTATGATTACTTTCTCATGTTAAGAAATCACGGAATGACAAGATCAGTGACTAATAACACAAAGTACGCCAATTTAGATGTTGATCCTCGATTTGATTTTTATTGCGTAGGAAACAATTTTAGAAACTCTGAAATTCACGCTATGACTGGTCTGCTTGATCTTAAAAAAGCAGATAAGCACATAGAAACAAGACGTAGACTTTATTCGTTATTCGACACTTATCTTTCTGATCTATATTATTTGCCTCCACTGAGTGATAGAAGGGGCCATGTAGCTTTTGCTTTGCCAATTATTCCAATCAATCAAAAAAGCAAGCAGCTTGCTATTAATTATTGCAATTTAAAAGGAATTGAAACAAGACCAATTATATCTGGAAACCTACTCAGACAAACTTGTTTTAAGAAATATGGTAATTTTATTGATTATCCAAATAGCGAATTTTTACACCATAACGGATTCTACGTAGGCCTGCACACTAAGCTAAAAGACTGTGATGTTATTAATTTGGCCGAAGACCTGAATACTATTTAAAATGTCAAGCGAAAGAATAAATAAAATTAGCGAACTTCTTTTAGAGGAGATATCTGAAAGATTTGATAAAGAGCCTATTCATTCTTCTGATATCGAGTTTAGTGAAAGCTTTGCTGAAATCATGGATCGTTTTATCGTTCTGCACATCAGAATGTGGAAGCTAGAGGACGCAATCGCTGATGCAAAAACTGATTCCGAAGTCGCAGATTTAAAAAGGAAAGTTGATTATTGTTTTAAAGATCGTCGCCCAAAACTTACTAAAGCTATCAATTGCTATCTTGACGTTTATATTAACAAGAATAATATTAGAAAATTTTCAGAAGAAAACGTAAAACTTTATAAAGGATTTAAAAATTAATGAAAAAGGTAATTATTACTGGAGTTACTGGTCAAGATGGGAGTCATATGGCAGACTACCTCTTGGCAAATACTGATTATCAAATTTTAGGTGCAGTTCGTCGCCTGAGTGTTTCTAATCATAAGAATATCGCCCATATATCAAATCCAAGATTTAAGCTGATCGATTTAGACATCTCAGATCCTGAAAGCGTCAATACTGCAATTATAAATTATAAACCAGATTATTTTATAAACTTTGCAGCAAATTCTTTTGTTGGGACAAGTTGGGAGATGCCAGTTAATCATATGCAGACAAACTGTATGGCAGTGCTTTACCAGCTTGAGGCGATCAGAAAGTTTCTTCCAAAATGTAAATATTATAACGCTGGATCTTCAGAAGAGTTTGGAGATGTTGCATTTATACCTCAAACAGAAGCGCATCCACTGAGACCAAGAAGTCCATACGGAGCATCGAAAGCTTCTGCTAGGCAAATTGTAAAAGTTTGGAGGGATTCTTATGACCTTTATGCGGTTCAAGGATGGCTTTTTAATCACGAAGGGACTCGTAGAGGAACTGAATTCGTCACAAGGAAGATCACAAAAGGCGTAGCCAAAATCAAAAAAGCAATTGATTCTCAAAACTTTATAGAAGCAATAAGATTAGGAAACCTTGAATCAAAGAGAGACTGGAGCGATGCAGAGGATTTTGTTCATGGAGTTTGGCTAATGCTTAATCAGGAAAAGCCAAAAGACTACGTACTATCTTCAAACGAAACACATACCGTAAGAGAGTTTGTTGAACTTTCTTTTGCAGCTGCCGGAATTGAAGGACAGTGGCTGGGCCAGAAAGGAACTATAGAGGAAGTCTTTATTAATAAAGACAGTAGACTACCTATGGTTATGATAGATCCAAAGCTATTTCGTCCAGCAGAGGTTGACCTGCTGCTTGGAGACTCCACATTGGCTAGAAGCGAATTGGGCTGGGAGCCCAAAACAAGCTTTTTCCAGCTTGTTAAAAAAATGACAAATAACGATCTACAATATGAATAATATTGTTGATATAAATAAAATATCTCATGTTCACGATGGAGAAAAGATTATTTTTTGTAAAACAGATTTTCTTTTACCGGAGTTCGAAAAAATAAAGCATTTAAAAAACGATGTAATTTTAGTAAGTGGAAATAGTGATTACTGCATTGACGACAAAATCGTAGACTTGGCGCCTAAAAATATAAAGAAATGGTTTTGTCAAAATAGAGCGTCCTTAAATCCCATTTTGGAGTCTATTCCAATTGGAATACAAAACAGTACACCTTCAAAAAGACATAACGACAATTCTTATAGCTTAAGCCACGGCTACATCTGGGACTATGCTCCGCTAAAGATAAAAAAATTAATAGAAAAAGATCAAAAAGTTTTTTTTAAAAAAAATCTTATTTATGCAAATTTTACACTAGCAACAAATATTGAACACAGAGCTTATATAAAAAATAGTTTAATTAATGAAAAATGTATTACTTGGGAAGATCCTACAGAAGACTATGATAAATTTTTGCAAGGAATTTTAGATCACGAAGCTGTTTTATGTCCAAGTGGAAATGGCTATGACACGCACAGGGTTTATGAAGCAGCATTTCTTGACAGAGTGGCCATAACTTTTGACCCACTACAATATAAATTTATACATCATTTGTTTCCGGTATGCTTGACCGAATCTATACTAGACTTTAAAAATACAGAAGACTTAAAGAAAAAAATATCTAATGCAAAAATCAGCTTTGATAAAAAACATTTATTAGCCGATTTTTGGATTAAAAAAATAACTGATGCAGCAAAATATTATAATGTAATTTAATGCAAAGCTATTCTCAACACGGTATAGATTTATTTTTATTAGATCTCTTTAAAGAAAAAGAAAATGGTTTTTTTATAGAGGCTGGCGCTCACAATGGTATTGATCAAAATAACACCTTTCTTTTAGAGAAAAATTTAAAATGGAATGGGTTGCTGATTGAACCAAATCCTAACACATTTATTCAATGCGTCCGAAATAGATCCTGCATAGTTGAAAACTACGCTCTTGTAGGTTTTAATTTTTTAAATACAGAAATTAGTGGAGATTTTTTTCAAACATCATTTGAAGGATCAATGATGGGTGGATGTGCGCACGTTCATTCTAAAAAAGATAAAGTAAACGCTATTCAATTATCTAAACTTCTTGACAAGCATAAAGTTGAAAAAGTAGATTTTTTTAGTGTTGATGTAGAAGGTTATGAAATAGAAGTTCTTAATGGCATTGATTTTGCCAGACATCGGCCATCGTATATTCTATACGAAAACCATGTATTTAGAGATATAAAATATCAAGAGTCTCACGAAGAGTTTTTTCTAAAAAAAGAATATGAAGCAGTTCATTTTTTTACTCAAAATCACATTTTATACAAATCAAAAATTTAATGAATCAATTTATAAAATATTGCTTACTTAATGAAATTGACGAAAGGCGTATTAATCTTCCTAAAAATATTAGCACCTGTCATCTAGACAACAACGAAGTGCAGTATTTAATAGCTTCAGGAGCACTAGTTAAAGAAAGAGACGGAGGAGAACTAGACAATATAAGAGTAAATTTTTTTGAAGGTTTTACAAACCAAATTTTAACGCATTTTAATTTAAAAGATTTAAATTTTAAATTTATCGCTAATTTTAACGATGGTCCGCATCGCGAACAACCTGAAACTAGATTTTCTTTTGCAAGGCCTAAAAATAGTCCACATATCTGCGTTCCAGATTCTCATTTGCCTAGAGTCAGTTCTATATGTAAAAATTTAAATCAAATAGATATTCCTTATGGAGATAAGCTAAATAAGATTTCCTTTTTTGGATCTGATACCGGAAAAAGATACGAAAACGGTGTCTGCCAAAGAACAAATCTTTGCAAAATATACGCTGGGCACGAAGATATTATTGCAAAAATAACAAACTTTGTAGATGGTAGAGATGACGCTTCTATTGCACATCCTTACATATCGATAAAAGATCAGCTGAAGTATAAATTTATTTTAAATGTCAATGGTAACACTACATCTTGGGAAAGACTGATTTGGGCGCTATCTTCAAATTCTATTTGCATATTTTTAAAACCACCAATTCAACAAGATGAGATATCTTGGTACTACCATATCTTTGATGTTTTTAGACCATTTATTTATTTAGATGAACTTTCACTTGAAAACCTTATTATTGGAAGTGATCTCTTTGAGGAATTTTTAGTTAATTTGAAAAAAGATCAAAAAATACTTGGAGAAAGTCTTGCGCAACCCAACTTTCATGCTGTATATTATTGTAACGTATTAATGAATTATAATAAAATATACAATGAGCAAAACAAATAGTGTTCAACTTATAGGAATTTATGGCGACGATCTTACTCACGCTTGTTCTGCTTGGACTTCAACCAGCCGCGAAATCAATGAGGAAAAGAAAAGCCGAATCGGTGATTTACTCAAGATGTTAGCCGACAATGGACATCACACCCCATTTGAAAAGTCATCTCTTCACTTTTTAATTAAAACCGACATTGCTTCTCATATACATCTCATCAAGCATAGAGTGGGCGTATCGGTAAACGGAGAGTCCGCAAGATACAAAGAAATCAAGGAAGATGATTATTTAATTCCGCAGGATTGGCCCGATTCTTGGAAGGAGATTCTTTCGACGCATACAGAAAGAGGAATGGACTTATACCACAAGTGTATCGAAGATCTAGTCAAGAACTACGGTTTTACAAGAAAGCGGGCAAAAGAATCTGCTCGATTCTTCCGTGGGTACAATACTCAGATTACAAGCGATGTAATGTTTAATTGGCGCTCTTTCTACCACTTCTTAAATCTTCGTAACAAGCAAGATGCACAAGTAGAGATCCGCAATATTGCATCAGAGATGCTTGAGCTTGTAAAACAAACCAACAAGTTTCCACTTACTATCCAAGCTTTCAAGCTTTAGGTGTAAATAGTGGTGTGACCACTGAACTCATAAGCCTGTTTGGCGGCGCCATAACAGGCTTTATTTTTAGAATAATTGCATTAAAAGCAGAAGAAAGCAAAAACCGCTTTGACCGTATGATGAACGCGATTGATAAGCAAGACGAGTCTGCGGACAAAGCGGCAAACAGAGACCCAGATTTTGGTAAGGTCATCAGGCGGATGATAGTAATGTCAGTCATATTCTCTATCGTTATATCTCCGTTTGTAATGGCAATTCTTGGAATCCCAACTTATTTAGAAGTCAGCTATCAGGATGGCGGCGGGCTGTTTGGATTTTTAGCCGATAAAACCAAGACCGCCTTTGTTGAAATTTCTGGTAATTTAATTACCACCGAGATAAGACAGTGCCTAATCGCCATTACTGGATTTTATTTTGGCTCTGCCGCCGCAGCAAATAAGTCCTGAAAGGCTTGACAAGGTCGGGGAAATCGCTGAAGCTAGGTTATGAAGCAAAGGATTAATAGGCGAAATTATATTAATAATTTTGTCAACATTCCTAAGAATGCTGGCAAAGAATTCTGGATCAAGGAGATGGTTTTATTCAAGAGACTTGAAGCCACTTATGGGATCGAGTTTCTTTCGCAATTTATTCCACCAGAAAAGATTGCATCGCTTGCAATGTTCTTTTCTGATTACGGCAAGAAAAAGCTTGAAAGCTACAAGAACCAGTTTTACTATCGTCCGCAAATCATCGAGCGCCCAGTAATCTCTGAAAAGGTTGGAGATGACGCTCAAATCAAAACAAAAAAAACAATTAGGGATTTTCTATCATGAGCAAGAAGGATAAAGAAGAGCAAGGCAACGAGGTCTCGTCAAAGAGCCTCCTTAACGATTTTCTCAAGTCAAACAAAGATGATCATTATAATTTTGAGGAATCCGTAAACTATAAAGTTTCAACTGGCTCACTCAATATGGACTTGCATACAGGAGGTGGCCTAGGACCGGGTCTTCATCGCTTTGTCGGCTTCACTGAAGGCGGCAAGACATCAGCCTCATTGGAAGTGATGCGCAATTTCTTGAATACGATCCCAAACTCTAAGGGATTTTATATCAAGGCTGAAGGCCGCTTATCTCCAGATATGCAAAAGAGAAGCGGCGTCAATTTCGTCTTTGATCCCAAAGACTGGGATGTTGGTACTTGCTTTGTTTTTGAATCTAACATCTATGAGACGGTCTCTGCCGCAATGCATCGACTGATTATCGATAACGAAGAAAAGAACAAATATATGTTTATTGTTGATTCGATTGACGGACTGATTGCAAAGAACGATGTCAATAAAACGTTTGAAGAGTCAGTTAAGGTTGCTGGTGGAGCGGTTATCGCTGGAAATTTTATGAAAAAAATATCCATTCCACTTACAAAGCGTGGGCATATGGCAATATTTATTTCTCAAGTCAGAAGTGATATTAAACTTGATCCATATACACAGGCACCAATTCGTCAAACCTCTGCCACAGGCGGTAACGCGCTGCTACATTTTGCTAATTTTATTTTTGAATTTGAGGCTCGTTTTGAAGGCGATGTGATCCTCAAAGATCCTAGCATTAAGAAAGCGGACATTGTTAAAAATCCTATTATTGGTCACAACTGCAAAATTTGTGTAAAGAAGAGCCCGAATGAAATCAGCAAGAACAGGGTATCTTATCCAATTAAGTATGGTCGAACAAATGGCCGTTCTATTTGGCTGGAAAAAGAGATTGTCGATATGCTTTTAACTTGGGAGCTTATCTCAAGAACTGGCGCTTGGTACAAAGTCTCAGAAGATCTATCCACAATGGCCAAAGAAATTGGAGTAGAAATGCCTGAGAAGTTCCAAGGCGAAAGCGCCGTTTTTGAATTTATCGAAAACAACGAAAAGCTCTGCAAGATGCTTCATAAATACTTCATAGATGTTATTGGCCAAACCTCTTCGAAATGAAGTTTAAAACGTTAAATGGTAAAGAGCGATTACTTAAAAATGCAAAAAAATACATCATCCACTGGGACGCTAAATCCAAAAGCAACATCCAGTGGAGGGTGAAACAGTTTCTATCTTCTTATTGGAAGTACGATGTTGTTTTTGAAGAACTTAGAATTGTTGGAACTAGGCTATCTTTAGATATTTATAATGCAAATAAAAAGATAGCGGTAGAGGTTCAAGGGAAACAGCACACGACCTATATCCCTTACTTCCACGGTAGCGCGCGAGCTAACTGGGTATCGCAGCTTCGGCGTGACGACTTAAAGCTGCAATTTTGCTTGACAAATGGTATAAAGCTGGTAGAAATCTACGAGACAGATCTTATCTGCAAAGAAACATTCGAAAAGCAAGGAATCATTTTATAATGAGCCAAGAATCAAAGGATAAGGAATTTTTGTTCCCACCAGAGATGGTTGAGCAAATTTACGAACTCTCTGGAGGTGCAGAGAATTATAAAGGCTTAATCCTATGCGTATGCACTCAGAATGGAGTGCCTCAAATTTTTACAAGATTTGATTCTGTAGTAACTTCCCTTGGCCTTAAAAAGGCTCTTGAGGAATATCTTAACTCTGAAGAGATGGATGTTAGAGACGACGAAATCTAATGCTTTATTCCCTAGAAGTAGAGAAACAGCTTTTAGCTGGACTTATCCAGCATCCAGATACCTACGCGGAAATCTGCGACTTCATATCTGAAGCTGATTTTTATTCCGAAGAAACGGTCGTTCATAAGACGATCTACCACATTCTCCGAAAGTGTATGGAGAGCAATGAGAAGATTGATGAGATCATCATTGCCCAAAGAATCAAAGAAATTGGTATATCCTTTGAAGATAATATCGATATCTTCGACTATCTTCGCTCTCTCGCTCTTCGCAAGACGAACAAATCAACCGCAGTTTCTGCGGCGAAAGAGATTAAAAAATACTCTATTCGCCGCACAATCCACAAGTCAGCTTTGGATGTAGCGGACAAGATGAAGAAGATCGCTCCCGATTCTTCTTATCAGAAGATCATCGAAGAGGCCGATTCCGCATTTAATAAGACAATCAATCTTTATGAAAACAATGATGAAAAGCCTGTTAACATCTTTGAGGAAATGGAGAATGTCATTGAAGAACGCGGGAACAACCCTATTACTGAATTTGGCTTCATGGGGCCATTCCCAACTGTTAACAAGATTTACGGCTCTCTTCTAAGACCCGGCAACATCTCAGTTATCGTCGCTCGCTCTGGTGTAGGCAAGACACTGCTTGCTTTAAACTATTCTACCAAGGTTTCAGCAAAGTACGATGTACCCGTTCTTCATTTTGATAATGGAGAAATGAGCAAAGAAGAAGTGATTATGCGCCAATGCGCTGCGCTTAGTCACGTTCCAGTTCACTTGCTTGAAAGCGGACTCTGGCGCAAGGCTGGTGCAGAGACTGTTGATAAGGTGAGAGCAACTTGGAATCAAATCAAAAATCTAAAGTTCTACTACTATAACGTAGGTGGAATGACAACCGATCAGATGATCAACAATCTGAAGAGGTTTTATTACTCAAGAATTGGCCGAGGCAATCCACTCATCTTTAGCTTTGACTATATCAAGCCATCCGCTGATTCAGATAGCAATAAGCCAGAATGGCAAGTGATCGGAGATATGTTGAATAAGTTTAAGAAGACTATCCAGAGAGATATCGTGCAAGATCAGAAGCCCTGTATCACGATGTTCACATCTGTTCAATCTAACCGTAGCGGCGTGACCACCAACCGTGCAGCAGACGCAATCAACGATGACGAAAGCATCGTTTCGATGTCTGACCGAATTACTCATTATTGTTCACATATGGCAATCCTACGTCAAAAGACTCTTGATGAGCGAGCCGAGGAAGGTCAGGACTTTGGCACGCATAAATTGATATTTGTTAAAAATAGATTCTTGGGCTCTGACATTGCTGGTGCTGTCGAACCCGTCAGAATGCCAGATGGCACTCTGAAGCGTAATTTTATCAATCTTCGTTTTAACAACTTTGATGTTGAAGAGCGCGGAGACCTCCGCGATATTGTCCGAGCAATGGATACTGGTATCAGCCCACTTGAGCAAAACAATGACCAGAACGATGTCCCGAACTTCAATTGATTCGTTTCAGCTGAAGGCTTCTCTTGAATCTTTGGGTTATAACCTTAAAGATTATGGAAGCTATTGGAGAACGAGAGCGCTGTATCGTGGTGGGGATAATGGCACTGCCGTTAAGATATACAAGAACAGCGGCGTGTGGACCGACTATGCCGCTAATGGCTCCAAGAGCTATCCCATTCAGAAGCTTATCCAGCTTACACTGAATACGAATGATCCAGAGGTAATAAATAAGTATGTAAATACTTCTGCTGAAATTATCATTCAATCAGAGCCTAAACAGAAACTAGAAATGGAAAAGATCTATCCAGAATCGCTGCTGTCAAATCTTTTGCCCCACCTTGATTTTTATGAAAAGAAAGGCATTAGCAAAGATACTCTTAATTTTTATAAATGCGGTTATGCGACGGCTGGTCAGC